ATGATACACGAGATGCTATTGCTGACATATTATCCTTAAAACATAATTGCCCATAACCTCTTTTGTTTTTCTTTCCAGTCCATATCCAACAATCTTCTTGCTTATTAACATAAGACATAAATCGACACATATCAGAACAAAAAGCTTTTTCATATGTTTTATAGCACAACTTACCACATCCCTCACAAGGATATTCCTTAACTATTCCCTTACGCCTATTATAAGCATTTGCATAAGCCATTCTTTTTGGATTACCTACCATTGATTTTACAACAGCATTACTACGACAAGGCTTACATTCATTTCTGTAATACTTAGCATTTTTCTTAGCTGCATTATCAGTTGTTAACTGAACATGGCAATTTCTGCACTGTTTATTTAAATCCATAATCTTCTCACATAAAATTAATTACATGAGAAGATTATATCATTAAATCATTTATATTGCCACAAGTTAAAACGATCCAGTACTACTATTGAATGAATTAGGACCATAAGCATTTCCATTTCCATGGTTGTCAGTATATATAGATGCAGTCCTTTGGCTTGTTTGCTGCACAATAGTCCGACGAAGAATTAAATTTTCTTGGTGCTTGAATTCAGGCATTATTAATGCTACACTTTCTAAATCCATTCTATCTTCAAATATTTTTTTACAAGTTCCGTAAGCAATATATTGCCACCATTCATTTAAATCAGGATTTTGAGACCCAGCAAGTAATTCAGTTGGTCGTCTAAATACCTCCATATTTACTCTATATGGTTGATCAGGAACCGGTCTTAAAGTAAATTCACCATCATAAAATAATATTGAACGAGGAATAGATGGCTGCAAAGGTAATGTTTGACTGTTAATTGCTATTCCAGCTTGAGGAGCAGAAGGAAAAGTTACCGTATAAGCACCAGTTAAGTAATTAATATTATTATTTGGATCAATAGAATTATATGAAGTCGGAGCACCTCCAGGAACATACAAATTACCATATCCAGGAACAGCAGGAGGAGTCAGTGTATTTCCAGGCCCAACTCCATTTAAAGGCCAATCGATCATTGATAAACCACTATTATTAGTAGCAATAGAACTAAAAAGAACATTATTCTGATCAAGAATGACACCTTGAGTATTTCCTTGCAGATATGGAGGAATAATAGCTTGATTGGTATTAATCACTCCAGTAAATGTTTGAGTTGCTCCATCTCCCGTTGTACCAATAGAGGCAATACTATTTAATAGTGGATATAGACCATAAAACTTAGTTCGATCTTCATAGAATTGAACCTGCCAACCAGCAATATAAATTGGCGGATTAACCGTAATAAATTTATTTTCAAAATCATAAAGGACACTTGATGGATCATTTGAAAAATTATAAGTATCTACATATGGTTGCGTAAAGAATTCAAATGTAGTTAACAGATTAAATAAACGAATACTTTCTGGAAAATCATAAAGAACAAAAGTATTTATATACTGATTTAAATCATCAGTTGATAATTGATTTTCAGACGGGCTTCTTGTTAGCCTTCTTACTTTTTGTTGAATCGTATTTAACGATGAAGTTGCTACTGCCACTGCAAATCTCCTTTTTAAGTTGCACTATATGGTAAAACATTTTGGGTCGCATTATTAAGTGTATCAGACAACTCACCAACTGGAGTGCATTGTGGATACTGATAGCTATAAGGAAAGCTTATCGGATTCCAGTAAATAGAAGAAGTTATAGCAGCACCTGTAAATGTATAATCTCCAGTAGCTAACGCCATAGTTCCAGCACCAGTTCCCGTTGTGATAAGAGCTCCACTTGGTGCCATTACAGTATAAACTTGACTGCCTATAGTAAATGTTTGACCAAGACCAATAAGATATGGGGCACTAGCAATAGTTCCTGATGCATCACCGCTACCATCAGTAGTTCCTATATTTTGCTGACCAATGAACGGTTCAAACAATGTAGTATCAATACCAATTGTAAACGTCGTAGCGCCTGTCACTACTATAGGCGCATACAATTGATTGGCTTGAGACATGCCATAACCTCTAGGAATATTTAAACGAATTATCGCTTCATTTTGATATTGATGAGGAATAGTTGTAGTAACAACAGCTGGGTTAGCATTAGTAATATTACTAATTACGCGCATAGCTTGTTGAAAGACAGGATCTGCAACACTTAAAATAGACATAATCTCAATCCCTTTTTAAGCAGCTAGCGCTTCATCCATAAATTCTAAACTCTGGAAACTTGTTCTTCTAATCTTTTCTTGCGATGTTAAATGCGAATCTTTGCTTGTGAACTTATGAACAGGATACCAACAATCAGTATTTAAATGGCGAGCAACTCCTAGTGGTATGGTATATACTTCACCATCCATCATAGAATATTTTTCTATTGGATCTTGCTCATATTTTCTAAACATAAACTCAAACATAGCTCCAGGACATTCATGATATTTAAAGATACCACGAACAGGAACTCGTTCTTTATTGCGTTTAACTAAAAGTTCTTTTGCTATAGCTTCTTTTTCTTCTTTAGTAAGCTTTTTTGCACGCTTTACAAATGGATGCGCAGTGCTTTGATATTGAACCGTATCTTTTGAACCTTCTTTAGCTCTTTTATCTTGAACTTGATTTGTCATAAATTCTCCCTGTTAATATGGAATCCCACTCCAGTATTTCATGGAGTGGGAAATAATTATCAATTAGTTATTTGTATCACTAAATGATTTACCAGCAACCCAGTAAATTACATCTGATGAAGCACCAGCAGGACAGTTTACACCGCCTTGAAGTGTCATTCCGATATAACCTGTGTTCAATGTAGCATCGCTTAAAATGTTTACGTTAGATGATAATGCAAGAGCAGTATCTTCACCAACTGGAACAACTTCAGCAAATGTAAACGGAACAGCAGCAGATAGAGGGAATGCAAACGCAGTGAAGCCTGATGAATTAATATCAAGAGTAATAGTGTTACCACTAGAAACGTTTGTATTAATTGCAACGATATCACCAAGAAGTCCATTCATTTCTACCATGCCGAAAGCAGCAGGAACAATCATACGAACTGATTGTCCAACTTGGTATCCGTGAGTCACCGACAATGTTACAACAGCTTGTGTAGCTTGAGTAATACTTGTAATGAAACGACGAGTTGGATAGAACAATGGATCAAAGTTAATTTGACGCCATGAACCAGTTGTACCAGCAACAATAGTTGACATATAGTCAAGTGAGAATGTTGTAGTTGAAAGTGTATTATTACCAACTGTGAAATCCATTCCACCAAGTTGTTGAGCACTTGCAACGTTAAATAATCTAACAACACTACCAGCAGCAAGACCATTAGTTCCAGTGTTTGTCACAACAGGAATAGTAGCATTTGAAATAGCAGTAATTGTAGTATTTAATTGACCAACTGGGCTATTGGAATTATCAAAAAAAGTAAATCCGTTTGAAGTGATGTACTGTTCTAAGTTTGCAGCATTTGCAGCGTTAGATTTGAAAGTAGTCCATTTAGCACCAGCAGGGTAACCAAATTGCCAGAAATATTTAACACCAACAGCTGTTGTTTGTGAAGCAGCAGCTTGAGTAATGTTATAACAAGCCATCCAATCTACACCAGAACGTAGAGGAATAGTGACATTCGCTCCAGTAGATGTAAATCGACCTTGTTGTATAATTGTATTATCCATTATATTCCTTTCTTGGTTACGATAAAGTACAACGTAGATTCAATACCCAAAGGTCATTGAGAATACGTGGAACTTCTGCAAACTTGTAACCAACTGACGCGTTAAGAGCCAAAGGTCCATCGTACATTGGAGGACGATAGATAAATGACGCACTATACATTCTGTTACTTTTGTGACCATTTCTGGCGGACCAGGTTCTTCGACCCAGACTCTCTATGTTTCCATAGAGTTCAGACTATCGCTTCTCTTTTCAGAGTTTTCTCACTTAGTCGTTCAGGCTAATTTAAAATAATTTCTTACAATGAAGGCAAGTCTTTCCAGAAAAGTATCTGACCAGACAATCCTTTATTTTCATAAGATTCAATTTTCCAATTTTCACTACAGCAATATGTAGCTATTTGTATCCAATGAAAATTCTCTTGCTTTCCACTACCCGAAGGTAAATGTATTCCCATTAAAACTAAAACTCTTTTTCCAAACATTGGTAATTGATCTTCAATTGAAATCCATTTCATAATCTTGCCCCTTGTCACCGGTTAATTTAATATCACTACGGTTTCCAAGTCTATCAGAGAAAATTTATAGACAGCAATATTTACCGTCTTGTTCAATGCAAGCATACGCTTCCATACCGACACAAAATATGTTGTACACATTCGCGCCTAAGTTTGAAGCATTGTTTGATATTGATCCAATAGATGAAATCAAGAATCTCAAGTTACCAATTGCACCCCATTCTGAACGCAATGCATTCATAGGAGATGGATATTGATTCTTTTGAATGAATCCATCAACTGAGTCCATATCTTTAGTAAGATCTGTATGGCAAAGCGCAAAATACGCATCACGTACAGGAGCTGTACCAAATTTATCTTCCCCTTCGATGTTGTCTAAAATAGTGTATGCATTGTTTCCAAGCAAAGCACTAACGACATCATCAACGTCAGAACGTGTAAGTTCTGTTGGGTTGTCACCATTTACACCACCAACGCAGTTAATAAATGCAGCTGTAGATGCAAGCATTTGTGATGTTAGCTCATCTTCTGTTTGACGAAGAGAAACACCTAAACGAGCAGCAGCTTCATTTAAGACGGGGTCTTGGTTCTGCAATGTACAATCTGTTACTTTTATGACCATTACTGGCGGGGAGTCTTGTTATTCCTCCCTCTCTATGTCTCCATAGAGCTCGGACTATCGCTTCACTATTTTAGTGTCCACTCGCTTTAGTCTCTCAGCGTGACAAATTATTTATTTATGGTACGCTATTATATATGAATGAAAAATGGACCATTGAAAAACTTAGTTATTTAGCTGGAATCATAGACGGTGAAGGCAGCATTGCAATTGAAATTCAATCTCAAAGCATTCGTCATAACCGTAAATGTGATTATTACTCATTAAGATTAATGGTTGTTAACACAAATCTTCCATTGTTAAACTGGATTCAAGAAAACTTTGGTGGAACTATTAGGCAAAGGCCTGATGTTGAGAACAGAAGAAGATGTTACAGATGGAATATTTTTTCTCATAACGCATCTGAAATTCTTACGGCATGCCAACAATATATGATAATCAAAAAAGCTCATACTGAAGTTTTCATTAATTTTGCATCAACAATGACTCGAGCAAATGCGCGATTGTCAGATGAAATGCTTTCTTATCGCAAAGATCTATACCATCAACTCAAACATATAAATAAAACGTACTAATTTGTCTTCGCCCTTGTCACCCTCGTCTTTACGTTAGGGCTTCCAAGTCGATTAGAGCGGATTTAAAGCAGGCTATCTACTTACAAAACCAAGAAATTTCAAAGATCACTGGACTATTTATTAACCTGCTCGTTTAAGATTACGTAGGTCAATCATCTTAAACTGTTACGGCACCTAATTGAAACCGTAGAAAGAAATTTTAGCATCAATATCCACAGCAGTTAAATTTTGTGCTGGGGGTGTAACGCCAGTGTTTCCTAATGGAACAAGTGCAGTATTTAATGGGTTATATCTTCGCATACGCAAAGTTGTACCACCATTACGAGGCATATTTTTTAGCATCGCAGGGATTTTATGAATCATATTAGGCACAGGTACTGACAATAGCTTATAAGAAAAGCTTTGCTGCACCGGTGCAGGTAATATGCTTGTAGTTGTGATTGACATAAGGTTCTTCCTTAAGTTATAAACAATTTTTGTCTATTTCCTTAAGATTGACGAGATCTTTGAGTATAGAAATACTCTTGCGTCATTAGGTGAGCGAAGCCTAGATTGCGCTCGAAGTTTTTGAGATAAGCGACTTCTCATTTGCGCTTGTCATTAGTATAGAAGATTTACCAGAAATTATGCAAATAAAAAGGGAGCGCCTAACGAGAGCGCCCCCAATCATTGATAGGAGTACTGTGAAGTACATTTATAAATTCTGCATCTCAACATGATTACTGTCAACTAGATGAACAAAATCCCCACCCCATCTATTGTGTTCATGTAAACTTTTCCAATAAGTTCCGAATTTTTCCCATTCATCCTTATCTTCTACATATTTTCCATTTGGATCAAATAAATTCAAATCAATAGCAAGTCTTTCAGTGTGTAAACTATGAGCAATTCCTTTACCCTCTTTAGCATATATCGCAGCCTGCTCTGGACTTCTCCAAGCTTCAGCAAAGGTAACTGAATAATCCATGTCATAAACATGATTGATTAGTATTGCGACATTCTTAGAAAAGATTGCTTGTTTTTGTTGAAGTGTCATTTATCTTCCTCATCAAAAGGTAATTTTCCCGAGAAATGATCTTCATCTAAATAAAGAGGCTCTATTCTATTGGTTATATCTTCAAAGTATTTCTGTTTACCATCAATAGGAA